TAATGCTTACATTATTTTTAGCAACATTAATCTTTGCGGTAATATTGTAAGTCCCATCTAAGATTACAACCTCGCCACCAGTTGCAGGTAAAGCGGTTATTGCAGCGTTTATTTCCGTTTGGTCTGCCGTACCGTCGCAAAGATAATCACAGTCAGCAGCAGTCCAACCTGCGGTTGATGTACCAACAACGAACCTAACCGTTTTTTTATGTTGCGTACCATCTGCCTTATGTGCAATAACTTCGGCATCCAAATAATTTAAACTGTTCCATGCTGTTATACCATCACCAAATTTAAACTTATTTGTATCTGTTTCTAAGCCTATTTCACCTTTGCTTAATATAGGATTAGCACTTGTCCAATTACTTGCAGTATCTGCTCTATTTTTAATTTTTGCTGTTATTTCTTTAGCCACGTTATCACCTACGAATAAGAAGTTGTTGCTGTTCCACCATTTAAAATAAGTATATCTGTGTCGCTTATTTTTTTAGCAAGTTCTGTGTCAACGTAACTTTTGGTTGCATAAGCAGATAAATCTACAGTTCCACCTAACAATTCCCACGCTGTGCCATTCCAAGCATACTCTCCACTATCTGCTGTAACATGCCAAACATCACCTGTAGTATTGTCTATTGACGGTAAATCTCCTACTGTTGCTTTAGTTCCTTTCCATTTGAATACGGAAGTAACTTTTGTATCAACCTCTGTTTTAGTATAATAACTTGCTAATGCTGTGGATATTTTAGTATCTGCTTCGCTTGATGTTATCAAAGCATTAAAAGCTGTTGTCAATGCTGTGTCAAAATCTGTTTGTGATATTTTATCTTTATCTGCTAATGCACCTGTTGGAACAACTATATTTACACCTTTACTTGTTATTGATAGTGCTACATTGTTTACTTTTATTGATTCAATTATATTGACCTGTGCTTGTGCTTCTATTGCTACTAATTTAGAATAATCATTCTTTGACATTAAGCCGTCTACGCTTGCAGAAGCCAAAGGAATGTCTGTCAAACTAATTCCTACATAATTTAATGAACTCCATACTGTTGTACCGTCACCGAACTTAAATTTATTAGTGTCGGTTTCAATACCTATCTCGCCTTTACTTAGCACGGGATTAGCACTTGTCCAATTAGTAGCAGTATCGTTTCTTGTTAGCAGTTTAGCAACTATTGTTTTAGACATATTATCACTCCTTTTCAAAATCGGTTGTTGCGTTTCCTCCTATTATTGCGTCAATTTCTATGGAAGATAATCCAAGAGGTTGATAGATAACATTGTCGTTATCCCACACATACATCATGTATTCGTCTTTTGTTATATAAATATAATTTACGTTTCCGATTGTAGGAAGTAAATGTTTGTTGTCAACATATATAATAAAATCTCTTATACTTGAACTTGAAAACACTATTTGACTTCCTAACTTAGAATTATTTATTTTTTTTTCTAATTCTTTAAGCTTTAAATTTAATCTTCTATTATCTTCTAAAGGTAGTGATTTTAATTGTATCATTGTATCACCTACTTATATTGTAGTCTTTTCCCACCAATTAATATCACCTGTTGTTTTGTTTTCTGTGGAATATATGAATGTTTTACCTGTGTTAAGTTCGTAAAATTCGCTTCCATTTCCTATTCTTAATGTTCCGTTTATATCGTCAACTGGTTTATCATCTGTTGCTATGCCTTGCAATTTTTTCCAAAGTCCTTTGGTTTCAACTACTTCTACTGCCATAATTTCCTCCTTTCCTTCTAAATCATCAATCCTGTGATTAGCAACTTTTATTTTTCCGTCAATTAAACATACGTTTTGCTCCACTTTATACATTCTTTCAATTATGCTGTTGTGCTTATCAACTTTGTTTTCAAGCTGTTCTAACCGATAAACTACAAGTGCGGTTGATTTTCTTTGTGCAAAATAACTCCCTAACAAAGTACCGGCAAATGCTATTAAAGCTACAACAATATTTTCACTCATCTCTCGCCTCATTCTTAATATTAAAAAAGAGACCTTTTTAAAAGTCCCTTAGTCCACTACTAAAGGAAGTCCTTTTAATCTTAATGGCATAGTATCACCTTCTTTTTATTCTGGCTCACCGTCAGCAGATATGCCAGTGTATATTATTGGTTCCGTTGTATCATTTGCGTCATATCGAGCCAAGGCTACTATATTTATGCTGGCCGGGATTGTCATACCCGTTGAAGCAGCTTCAATCATCCCCATAACCATCAGACCAATATTTATACCTGAATGGCTACTAAATAAAACTGTAACATTCATCCCCATTGACGGAGATAACACATATGTAAAAACACTCGATAATCCAAGCATAGGTGTAAATAAATCCTCTATAGAAATATTAACCGCTGTTTCGATATCAAATCCTTCATGTGAATCGTCGTTAACCATAACCTCTATATCCGGAATAGATAACATGACTATATCGCCGCTTCTAATAAGTTTATAATACACTTTTATTTCATGAGAAACAGGCTCACTGTACGAAAAGCTTTCTACCACCAAATCGCTTATATCAGATTCTCCACCAGGATATAATATATAATTTGCTCCACTTCCACCTGTTCCATCTTGTCCAGGCGGACCGCTTCCAATTATGTCAACATTTATTGTTAAGTCTTTCGTTATCGTTGCTTCTATTGTTCCGCCTTCGGTTATAATACAATCTATATTAATCATGTTGTAACCTCATCATCTATTGTAAATTCATGTGGTTTTATTATTGTTGTTACTGTTCCGTCTGCTCGTTTTAATTCAATATCATAAACGTACTTTTTAAATTTTAGACCTTTTGTATCTTCTGGTCTTATTCCTATTACAGCATTTCCGTCAGTGAATTCTGTTATTATTCGTTGAAATGCTATTTTATCTGTATTTACATGGTCTTTTACTGTTAGGGTAATTGTATCTCCGGGAACTAAGTTTAAACCATTTACTGTAATACTTTCACTATCGCCTCTTGTCATTTTTATGTTTTTTAAATCGTTTCCATAAGTTTCTATTTTAAATCACCTACTTTTTCCACCAATGCGAGCTTGCTTGGTCTGCATTTTTTATTGAATATATGAAAGTGTCTCCTGTGTCAAGTTCGTAAAATTCGCTTCCATTTCCTATTCTTAATGTTCCGTTTATATCGTCAACTGGTTTATCATCCGTTTTTACGCCTTGCAATTTTTTCCAAAGTCCTTTGGTTTCAACTACTTCTACTGCCATAATATCTCTCCTTTCTAAAAGACTAACCTTAGTTAGCCTTTTAAGTTAATGTTACTGTCTTTAATTCATAGGTACCTGCTGCATTCTTTACACAAACATGCAATGTATCTGCTGCACCTCCTGCACCTTTTAGTAAATATACCATTCCTCTTTCTTCTGCTGTTACTGCTGAAGGTAATGCGTCCACCATTTCACCTTTTATTGTAGTTGTTTCCAAGGTTGTAAATCTGTTATAACAAGTTTTTGTACTCATTTAATTATCTCCTTTTAATTAGTTATAGTTTTTCGTTTATCTGTAATATTTCCAGCTTCAATTTCAGTTACTAATGCCGCTACTGCTATTTCTGCAAGTAATTGACTTCCTAACGGTGTTTCGGGAGCTGTCGGTTCTGCCGCTGCTGTTCCTGCTAAATAAGTTATTTCACCTATTGAATTTACATAGATAATATCTTTTCTTGCATTGGTTGTGTCTGCTGTGTCAACCGTGATTACATCTGTATCTACCTCAAATCTATCTCCGTTTTGCATATATATAATACCTTCTGAAACATTAACCGACATATCTGGTGTCTCTTGTGCTGTTACCTCTAAACCTGATACTACTCCATAAGAAGTTTTTTCTTTTATCTGCATTAATAACTCATTTATTGCATCCACTAAATTTGTTGCTATTAGTTTTCTTTTATCTGTTATGTTTGCTGTTTTTATTGATGTTGCATCTGCTGCTACTGCTATTTCTGCTAACAGTTGACTGCCTAACGGTGTAGCCGGTGCTTCTGGTTTTGCTGCTGCTGTTCCTTGCAAATACCCTAAAGTGCCTGTTGAATTAACAAATATAATATCTATTCTTGGGTTAGTTGCATCGGCTTCAAATATTACTAATCCCGGTGCTTCTGGTGTAATAAATCTATCTCCGTTTTGCATATAGATAATTCCGCTTGTAACTTTAACTGTCAAGTCTGGAACATCTTGTGCTGTTACTGTTAAACCTGATACAACTCCATAAGAAGTTTTTTCTTTTATCTGCGTTAATAACTCATTTATTGCATCCACTAAATTTGTTGCTGTTGTTTCTAATCTTTGTAAATCGCCTAATTGAAGTGTTGAACTTAATTTAAAAGCTGTTAAAGCTGTATCAACTTTATCACATTTATCATGCAATTCTTCAAATCGTCTAAAATCAGACCTTACTCC